AGAATGTACGGGGTTTTCGGTTATGCTCGTAAGCTGCTGATTGTGAAAGTAAATTCGCCACCCCTATGCCTCGTGTATTTCGGGGTAAAATGAGGTATTGACGAATCCGTCAATCACTGATACACTCATTCCATAAATTACAGAGGGGATTTCACCAGTGACTAGTGACCTGATTCTATTATTTCTGTCAGTAAATCCTGACTCCACTTTTAATGAGATGACAAAGTGCATGAGTATCAACGTGGGGTCAGCTTACTCAACGGTTAGTAATCTTAAAAAGTATGGCAATATCGTATCGACGTCTGAGAGGCCACGGCGGTACAGTATCACGAAAGAATTTACCGCAAAAAGTGAAGTATACGATGAGTACGTTCACCGGGTTATTGCGGCGGGTGCCAGCACTGTGGAAAGTGTTGTCAAAGTTAGCGGACTGTCATCTTACAGGGTTGCATTGTCCATCAGAAGACTGAAGAATTTGAACAAAATATCAACGATTACCGGTATGGGAATCACGTTGAATGAATTACCTGTTGACTTAAAACTAAAACCCTGGACAACAAAAGAAATGCAAACGCTGGAAGATTTAGCGGGGAGGGTACCAATCTCTGAGATTTGTGAGACATTGGGCAGAACACGAAACAGTATTCAGATGAAGTGTCATTTGCTTGGGTTGTCACTGGTAACGCATACGTGCAGGAAAGGACACCGCATGGTCGAACGGAAAACTGGAAAATGGGTTTGCAATGAATGTCACTCCCAGGCGGAAAGATTGAGACGTGTGGTCAATAAAGCATAAGTCCGGAACCACCCTGTTCGTGACCACAAGTCGCATTACAGCGGTGAATCGTAGAGAAATGGGGTGGAGAGTCACCAGTATGCTAACAAAACACTATCGTAGATTCTTCATTATCAGAGGTATCGTGGTTGAGGATGAAGGTTATTTATGTGCTGACAAGGTCATCATGAAGTATTACGGTCGTCACTACGCCGGGAGGATTGGTGAATAAAGCCCCGTGAGGGGCTCATATTAATTAGTTCGATGCAATAATGCCAGAGGCGCGCAGCTGGGTAAGCAGGTCATTTAATTTTGTCGCAACCACGTTAACAGCCGTGGTTGCCGAGGTAGCCACGGAAGCTGCTTCATCTCCCGATACCGTCTGTGATCCGACATTGGAGACCGCTGAGCCTTGCGTAAACTTATCACCAGCCATCGCCGTTGATGCGGTTGTACCAATGACCAGACTCGAAGTGCCCGCACCAATTGCGGTACGTGCTGCGGCGGCGTTCGCACCTGCGGCGATAACAGCAGGTTTCCCGGTAATATTACCCCACGCCACAGAGCCGCCACTTGAAGGGGTCACGGTTCCCATCATCTGAATCATTGTGTTGTTATGGATGATTGGCGCACCCAATGGTTGAATGTCATTAGTCATGACAGCTGTTACAGCGTCAGCCAGACCCCGTGGGTCTACACCGACAACAGCTCGATAATCTTCAGAGATGTACCCGCTTACCGGCTCACCTGTGACAACCACCTGTCGAGGCGCACCACCTTGGATGAATATCTCACCAAGTGGCGTTTTACCTGTTGCAGCATTGACGAGTGCAACGAGTTCGCTAACTGTATTAGCAGAAAGAACTTCGTAAGTTGTTACCGACATTTAATTACCTCATATGGCTAATGCGCCCATACCGACGCGTTTGCATTTTAACACAGTGAGTGTTACAGTCTCCACACGGGCAACATTAAAGTTACGGATGTAGCGCCTTCATAGGTTGGCCCGCCCGGTATCATTTAACCCCACAGATACCGGATTCACAGAAATGGCCGCACGCATTCCACAAGAAGTAAGAGAGCAACAAATCGCTGAACTTTGCGAGGGAACCATTTACTCTTTTGTCAGGTGGCAGGGTAAGTTCAAAGGTGTTAGGTCAAAATTCACATATATGTGTGAAAAGCATGGTGAACAAACCGGTAGAGTTGGGCAATTCATAAACGGTACCAGATGTCTGATGTGCGGCGTAAGTAAACGAATGTTCAGCCGAGAAGAAAGACAAGATCAATTCGAAACGGAACTGCAAAACACTACCTATAGTTTCACCAGGTGGTCATATTACGACGGTAAGAATACAAGTAGAGTCGTTTTCAACTGTCAAAGACATGGGGAATGGGAAACATCTGTCAGGTCATTTGTCGGGGGTTCCCGGTGTCCAAAATGTTCCAAAGAGACATCGTCGGAAAAGCAAAGATTTGACGTACGGAAACGAACTGAGCAGATTATTAAGATGTGTGAAGATTCCGGGTACATATTCGAGGGTTGGTGTGATAATTACCGCAATGCCAATAGTACTTTCAATTGTAGATGTGGGGAACATGGTGTGTGGAAGGTTGGATTCTCCGCTTTTAAACACGGTACGCGTTGTCCAAGTTGTGCTAAGACAGGGTTTAATCCCGATAAACCAGCGTGGCTATACTGTCTGATTTCAGAAGACAACTTGTTGAAAGTCGGTATCACCAACAATATCGAAACCAGAATTTCACAGTTAAGAATTTATACTCCGTTCAGTTTCGAAGTTTTGGAAAAGTTTAAAAATGTTGATGGTCACTTAATTCGAGAATTGGAAAAACAAATGCATTTACAATTTGAGAGTGCAAATCTGAAAGGGTTTCAGGGGTGTACCGAATGGTTAAAGTGGAACCCAAAGATTCCACTATGGTTTAGATTTTTAAACGGCTAAAGCGCCCATTCCGATTTTTTTACGTAGTGAATAGAACTCCTGCCCGAATATAGTATAGGTAAGGAAGTCATTGTTAACCTCCATCATTTGGGGAACTCGATATGCAATTGATTCATCTCCCACGGATTTCGAAGCAACGTTTAATCTTGCTTCCGTGTTCACATCTCCCCCCATACCGTCTGGATAATACATTGCTAGCCAGGCCGCAGTATAGAGAAACATTCCGGTCATCTTATTAGAATGACAGTCCGGTTGATATTCTCCCCATCGACGGGAACCAGTTGCAACGTCCCCACGACAAAGGGCGTATTGAAGTAATGCATCCGGGAATTTAACTGTATCCTCGAAAATACCCATTCCACCCTGCCAGATGCGAAAATCTGCGATGACTTCGGCGGTGATGTGCATGTTATATACCCGTGTGTTAATTAGGAGGCGGTTTTTACTGCCTCAATTTCTTGTTGAAGACGTGACTTCTTCCAGCGTGTATCAACTTTGATGCCCAGTTCTTCGGCTTCTGCACGAAGTTTGTCAATAGTCACATCGTTGGCGTCTGAGTCAGGGTTGACCAGTTCACCACTTGTGACGACCAGTTCACCTGCGTCCTGATATGCACTGACCAGACTGTAAATTGCCGGAGTAAGTTCGAACGCTTTCGAATCACCCGGTGCCAGCATGCGTTCCATCACATCTTCTTCACCCGGCATCATGAACGGGCGCACGGAAATATTTTTTACAGTAATCATAAATCACCTTTAGTTGCAATACTTACCCGTTGTCATTTTACCCACAACAGCTTGTCCTGTCCAGAATCGTAGATACGCGAGACACCTTCTGATTCGTACCATTGCGTCTGCGTCATTCCATCCGGTGCACGGTTCCACTTCTCACGCGATTCGGTTGTGCAACCATTTACAATCCTGAACCCCACTGTCGTGGTTGAAAGTGTGAAACCAGCATTAATATAACTGGAACCGCTGAACAAATCCCTGTCAACGTATGAATAGGCGCGGTTAATGTTGTTAACCGTGGTAGCATGTTTCCACAGGCGGGACAGTCCACCCGGAACATTACACGCGGTTGCATATCGTACCAGTTCCCACTCATTCTTTTTCTGCCAGTTTGTCAGACTGATTACGGCGACTAAGGTATCATCGTGTTGCAGACCATAATGCGCGGTCGCACCCCGGAAACCCTGTACGTGGTGTTTCTCCATGAACGCCTTCGCTTCAGACGTCGAAACTTCCACAATGTTACATTTTCGGGCAAACACTTTGTCGGATGTCACGCCGAGTGCGTTGCGAATGATATTTTCCACCTGTTCGCGGCGCTCATTCCAGACATCCTCGCGAATGCTTATCAGACGGTATCCTGCTGCTTCCACGCGATGACGCTTGGTAATGTGATACCTCTTATCCTTCGTGCGCTCATCGTGCCAGTACAGACCGTTAAATTCGATTGCCAGATTGTGTGACGGCACTACAACATCAAGTTCCAGCGGTCCAATGATTGTACGGTCGGATTGTACCGCATCGGGACAAATGGAACGGACGAAGTTGAAGACTTCTGTTTCGGCTTTTGATACTCCCGAGTTGGAGCACTTAGGACAACCTGACCCCTGCCTCACGTGAACATCCGCCAGTTGTTCGAAAACTCCGTGTACCGGGCAACGTATGGAGACTGTCTGGTCAATCCTCAAATAATTCGTATCTGTGTAGTCATATTTGTCTCCGTGTTTGACTCTTGCCTTTTTTACCCATTCATCTTTTGACATTTTGCCGCCGCGATTACAGGCGGGACAGCCCGATCCGCGTAGATGTATTTTTATACTCTGATTGAACTCCCCGTGATCGGGACAGATTGCTGTCAGTGACTTTGAGTTTACGCCCGCGATGCGGTACTGATATCTGCCGGAGTGTATTATCATCGCTTTCCGTATTACTTCATCGATTGGGGTACTACGCTTGGAAGCAGAGCGCTTGTCTCCACACTTGGGACACCCGATTCCAGCGAGATGACTGTATGCTTTCTGCTGGAATACCCCGTGCTCGGGACAGATTATCGACACCGTATCATGCACTTTACCGAAGAAAACGTGGGAATAATCATACTTACCTCCGTGTTTCTGAGACGCCCTCTGTTTGAAAATATCAACCGTTACTCTGACTCGTTTCACTGTGCGACCCTCTTTTTGTGTTTGTACCGATACTACATGTTTTATATTCCGGCGTCAACGCAAAAGAAAAGCCCTCCGAAGAGGGCTTGGGATGTCGCTGAGGGTAGGTATTACAGCATATCGAGATAGATTGCGCTCAGAGGATAGCGGATTTCGGTGCCTGAAATCTTATACTCTGCCGGTACAGTTACGGTCAGACCTTTATTCTGCGGTGCCAGCATACGGAACGGAATCGGCTTGGCAACACCCAGGTTGCGGTCGTTCTTCTCGTAAATGAGAACACGGTCTTTCGAATCGTTGGACACACCGCCCGCAGCCAGTTCCGCAGCGGTCAGCTGGTAACGAACCTGAATATCAATTTCCTGCCCGGTCATCAGGGTGAAGGAGTTATTGATTTTGAAATGCTCCATAACGGTGCGGTCAGTATACCCGGTCATCAGGGTGCTGTTCATGCGTTTCCACAGGTCCGGGAATACGCGAATGGTATTCGGCAGGTGGAAGTTTTTGGACAGTTTGATGATGTCGAACAGCGGGTCGTTGAGCATGTTGAACAGCTCCTGACCAGTGGCGGTGGTGTAGTCGACGGTCGCCTTAGTCACGGTCACGTTGCTGTTATTGAACAGACCAGCCATTCCCAGTTGTGAGTCACCGAAGTAAGCCACTTTCTGACTATGCTCTTCGTAGCCACGATATGCCAGCTGCTGCTGCATGGTGTCAATCGGCATGTTCTGAGATGCAGTGGTGCGCAGCTCATCGATGCTGTAGTGACACTCGATGCCGCCATAGTTCAGCGGTACAGTGTGGAGTTTCGCAGATTGAGCGACGTGTGGCAGGTCCATCGCGTTTGCACCGATGAACTTCCCAACCGTGACGCCATCATAGCTCCGGTACACCCAATGGTTCGCGAACTCAGGAATGCCGGATACAACCGGGATGTCCTGCAGATAAGTGATATCCGCGTACGGAGTTGCATAGATGGTCTGCTCAATCTGTGCCAGCTGAGAGATGTAGAATGCGATACCACCGTCAGCATCACGGAATTCAGCCGGAACGTTGACAGCGTTCTGACCATCCAGATACTGTTTAACCCACGGGTTGCCCGCAATAGTCTGTGCGTCAAGTACAACGCTGTTTAACTTATCCATTATTAACCCCCAACAACCAGAGACAGTTTAGCCAGACCACCAGCTATTGCGGCAGTGAGGAATTTAGCACCAGGAATGGCAACCGACAGAGTTGCTGATCCGCCAGCCGTCTTAGCAAAATCACCGGTCTGATTCGCACCAACACGCAAGAATGCAGCGTCACCAACGGTGACAGCCTCCGCCACGGTTACCCAGATTACGCCAGCGGTGAGCACAGATGCCGGACGGTCGACCGGAGCACCGAAAGTTGCGCCGTCAGCGTAAGAGCGGTTCAGTTCACGAACCAGTACGCCCACGAAGTCGTCAGCTGTGGAGCTGGCAGTCGCAGCCTTAAAGCCTTTCTCGCCGCTACGTACAACACCTTTACCGTATGCGACGGTTGCGGTGTCATCGTTAATTTTGGAAACGATATTCGCTACTTGTCCGTCGGCGACCATCCCGGTAAAGGCTGCGTCGTGATTCAGACCGTAGCTGGTTGCAGTAATAGCCATCTATGTCACCCTTATTTAAGTTTACCAGTCTGACGCAGCAGTGCTTCTTGTGCGCGGGACAGTACAGGTTTTGCGTCGGCTACCGGCTGTTTGATGTCTTTAGCGGCATCTTTAGCCAGTTGCTCAAGCTGTGAGTCTACCACAGGTTTCACCGGTTCTTCTACAGCCATGTCGAAAGCGGCTTCAACATAGGCGGTAGATTTTTCAGCCCAGTCAACAGACGGACGTTTAACAGCGAGAGCGGCACGTTTGATTGCAACCGGGTCCATGCTGTCACAGGTGAATTCATCGCCAGCAACTTTACGCGCTGAGGTGGTAACACGTGCAATTGCTTCCACGCGTGCTTTCAGGGCTTCGTCGCTGCATTTGGTGGTCAGGTCAGCAACCTGTTCCAGTGCTGCGTCGAGTTGGGCCTGTACGGTTTCTTTGGCGGCTTCGGCGTCACTGACACGCTGTTCCAAGCGTTTGAACGCGTCTACCACCGCAGCATCCGCCACATCAACTTTTAGCCCGGTGTCAGTGGTGATTTGATACATGGGTTTTTTCTCCATATTATCGAAGATACGCGCCATTGCACCCGCACGAGCACGGTCAACAATTGCAACGTGGTTAATTTTAATCTGAGTCTGTCGGAATTCGTATGGTTCACCTTCCGGCGTTGTCCCTGGTGTACAATCATACACCGCCGTGTAACCCGCTGACAACTCACACTTGCCGGTTTCGACAGCCTTAATCGCGTCTTTATCCTTAATAACCATATCCACAATGACAAAATCGCCGTCCTGGCGACCAACACTCGTTACAACACCAACGGAAGTGTTACGGTACGTGGAAGCATTGACGAGTGTGGGGGGATGGTTATTCGTGACATCTGCGCCGAGATAGCTCTGAAGTGATTCATCGTTAAACACTTCTTCGGCGGGACGGTATACACGGATAATGTCGTTCGGTGCGCGGTCTTTCAGTCCCAGTTCCGAAGCGAGATATTCCTGAATACCAGTACGAGCGGCTTTACCCGGCACACGCAGGAATCCCTCATCCGTGTAAACACGTTGGGAATTCAGTGCGAAACTTTTACGGTCATTGTGTGTTACGGTGATTTGCATGTTGACGAGTCCGTCAGAGTATGCCATAGTGATAATCGTTAAACACATGATACATATATTTCAGAGGAGATACAACATGGCTCAATACGTCTACCATCTCGGTACGCCTGAGATGTTTGCGCGGATGTCCGAAGGTGTAACCCATTTGTTTCGCAACAAGTTAAACGGCATTGTCAAGGGCATATGTTTGCCCGATGTGATTGCGACATATAGTGCTCGGCTCGATCAGGAACTTATTGCACAACGTGAACGTGTCACCAATGTGGCACCCGCGGTAACCAATGACAACATCAACCACCCGTTACGCTACACGAAGGGCGATATCGAATGTATCGACGCTATTAAGGCCGCCACCGTTGGTAAAACCGGTATCGAGGCGGTATGTGTGGCGAATGTCGTTAAATATCTGTGGCGCTATGAAGAGAAGAACGGTCTGGAAGATGTGAAAAAGGCCCGTTGGTATCTCGAGCGCTTGATTAATGAACTGGAGAACGAGTAATGAGTAACGATTTCATCGCCCAATGTGAAACTGAATTAGATAAAATCGACACCATTTTAAAACCATACGCATACGAAGTGACAACCAACCGTGGTACGACATATCTGGTCCGCGCGGGTAGTGTGGCGCATAACAACGCTGTTATGTTCGGGTATCAACTGAAACCGTTATACGAGGGTGAGTGATTATGCCTGTTTACATGAAACTCAGAAGTAGTGGTACTACACTCGTATTTGGTCTTTATGACAGTCGGGCCGAAGCGGAACGGGTATGCAACGTGTTAAAAGCATTAAATGATGCGTGGGAGTTTTACATATGATACCACGCTACCCAACCGGAACACTTGTGAAGTTATTCCCCGATGGTGTCGTTACCGGTACTGTTGAAAATGTTGTCGCAAATGACCCGCCGCAGTACTGGGTCAAATGTGACGATGGTAATTACAGCTGTCACGCGCAGCGCGATTTGAAACGAGTGGGGGCGTTGTATGGACCTTCTCATGCTTAGTGTCGGCGTTGTGATTTGGGTCGTATATTTAAGTTGACGAGTTCGTCAGGGATGACGTATACTCAGTTCATCAACAACAACAGAGAGGGTTTGAGAGACAAATGAACACATTACTTCCCGGCTACAACCGTCCCGCCCCACAAGCGCGGGTCATTGATAAAGAATTGTTAAAGACCGCACAACAGCTTGCGCGCAAGCATGAAGGTTGGACGCTCGCTAACGCTGTGTTGCGTGAGGCGTATGGAAAATGAACTATAAACCTGTCAAGGCGGTAATGCTCCGCAACAATGACCGGATTATCGATGTGGACGGTGTTATCACCGTAACGAACTTTAAAATGAACTTCCGTGAAGATATCGTGACATTTACCGCGACCAAAGAAGACGGTTCAGCATCTGAGCGCTGGATAGCGATGGACCGACTTGTCAATAAGGTTACTTCTTAGCCTTATACCGCTCCACTGCTGCCGATGTTACCGGCCTACTGACGCATCGGCAGTTTATTGCTTGACCTGGAAATGTCGGCATACCATCGACAACCGGCAAATCATCCCAGCGGAACACACCTTCACCGAATCCCACATCACGTTTAGCAACTTCAACGTGGCTGTGACGCACCCGCTCATCCTGTGACGTTACCCATCTGAAATACTCAATACCACTGTTCGTCTGACGGATACGGTTCATATCACCCTGTATTTTACTCGTCTGATCGCGTGCAATTAATTTAGCACGACGCTCCGTGACACCAAATTGTTTAACGAGTGCTTCCTCGATGTAACTGGGGCGCATACCGTTACGCATATTGGTCATGACAATGTTCTGCACCTGCTCCAGATACTGAGCCGGAATTGACTGAATGAGTTTGGCATTCTGATACGATGCCGCGCTGAGATATTCCTGCAGCTGTGTATCGCCGCCGTACAGATTGATAGCGAATGAGCGGGCGTTATCCTTTGCCGCAGTCTGTACAAACTGTGACGCGATAGTCTCAGCCTGACGACGAGCAAACGCGCCAAGCCACCGTGTGAGCAACTGGTTAATCGCCGAGGTAATAGTGTCACTCCAGCCGTCAGCGGTGTACTCCGGCGCAAGCTGTTTCACCAGTGGTACAATGTTGGTGTCCACATCCTCATGAACAAGCCGTGCAACCTGTTTCAGCTGACGATAATAATTTAGTTCTGTTTGTCGTGACATGCTTGACGGCCTCGTCAGTATGGTGTAGAGTGTACGTGTTAGTTAAATATTATCACAGGAGAAGAGAGATGAGTAAACCAAAGCAAAAAGAAACCGAAACAGACAGCGAGTATGCTCTTAGAATTTCAGAATGGAAAGAGATGCGAAAAGAGTACAAGAGAAAGTGGAACGAACAGAATCGGTCACATACTTCCCAATACAACAAGAAATGGCAATCTGAGAACGTAGAAAAAGTTTCACAGTATAGAGAGGAGTATTACAAACAAAACAAAGACGTCATTACTGAAAGGGTGATTGATTGGCAAAGAAAAAATCCTGAGAAGTATGCCAATAAATCAAAAAGACATTATCTTGCCAACAAGGATAAGTTTGCGACCAGAGTGGTCAAAAGAAGAGCGAACTTAATACAGGCCTCAATCGGTGAAGATGTAGAAAAAGTCTATTCACAACTATACCGATACGCAAAGTTACTTAGCGGTAACCTCGAAGTGGACCACATCATTCCGTTGCGCGGCGTGGATGTCAGAGGGTTACATACTTCGGAAAATCTCTGCCTATTGCCGAGAGAAATAAATCGTTCGAAAGGTAATAAATTCGATCAAGAAGCATACTTCTACTTCTTCAAAAGATACCCGAGATGTACCGCTTCGAGACTGTACGCGAGGTACATCTCGGGTAGATTAGGATAGTTTTGCCATTATCTCATCATGAGACAGACCATCTGTCACGTACTGGTTATAGCGTATCCAGAACGCATCCTGTTGTTCGGTGAGCTTTGGTTCATCGTCAGGGGGAGACGCAACGTAATCTGACTCCACCGAAGCCTGTTTATCTATTTCACCATCTTCAAACTGATATTCTTCAGACGATTCGAGATTGCGCATGATTTGTGACGGTCTTACTATTCCCTCTGCTAGATATGCTAAATCCTTATCGGCGCGGATTTTGGCAGCTTGTGCAATCTGCAATTCATTAGGTTGTGCGAGTGGTCGCCACTCATAGTTAAAGTCGTCAGGCCAGTAACCCAGTGCGCTACGCACCAGCACTTCATCAAGCTGGCGCAACCCAGGGTCAACCTGTGTCAACTGTTTAGAGCGGATGGAGTTGTTGTAGTTGTTCATGTCTCCTTCACCCGTGGCGTTTAAACCTTTGGCGGAGGTACCGAACAGGCGTGTGACAGGAATGTCAGCCGCGCCACTAATCCACGTCATGAACGTCTCAAGCACTGGCGCAACACCGCCCAGGTCGAGCGTCTTACGTTCGTATGACTCATCACCGTCAAGCAGAGCCATTTGCACCAGTGACTTCATCTGGCTGAACAGGGTGTAACGCGACACAATTGCGTCATCCTGGTCGCTGGCTAACTCGTCGGATAGTCCTTCACGTTTAACCACATCGACGTTTGCCTCCTGCATCAGTTCCGCGATGCCGTCCTTCGATGCAACCATGTCCATGATGTCATCGAGGCATACGCGCAACTCACTGTCACCCCATCCCTGAGTCTGGACCATCTGGCGACGCGGCAAACGCTTACCATTGAAGCGCGCAAAATGGGTCCAGTGGATTTGCTGACCGCCGCCGGTAATGGTGTAATACTCCGGCATCATGTAGTTGGGTGCCAGAATATCCCAGGTGTTCATGGTGAGCGGTGACATATCGTGACGGTCAAACACAATACAACGCTTCAAATCACCTTTACGAATACGGCGCACGTCGAGCGGCTTTGACAGGTCCTGCCCGGTCAGCATGAGAATACCACCGCCACCATACAGACGCGCCCATGTGACAGCCTCCTGCACGTTGGCAGCTATCATCAGACGGTCTTCTTCGATGCGAATGTCATCGGCTTCCTTGCACTTGATGGTGCGCCACTCACGACACATGTCCTCTGCGGGTATTTCCACAATCTGACGAGCCAGCCAGTTAGTCTGGTAAGCCGCGTCGAGTTGTTGCCAGTTGGACAGCGCAGCATACTGGAACGCGTTGTGAGAGCGTTTCGCTTTCCACGTTCCGAGACCAGATACGACGTTTACCAGCCCATCGGTGGTGTGAAGGTTTGTTTTAGCAGCCTTAGCCATGTTTATAAAATCTCCGAAACGGTTGCTTTGCCATTGTGGAGCATTTGACTAATTGCATCACACATTGGGTCAATCTGGTCATCGTGAGCGTGTGTGTCATCAGCGGTGAACGCTTCACACTCCGTAACGAAGTCATGAACCCATGGGGCATCTTCGGGTATCTTAACATATCCTGACTCAATGTAACCCTGTACGTCCATCACGCGGGTTAATTTATTTGCCGCCGGTCCGCGTGGTATCTCCCGCACGGGTATCACGGGTTTAATTTTGCGGCGAATCTTCTGGATAAGTTCTGTACCGGATGATTTATCTTCGACAGCCATGTAACGCAAACGACCATTTTTGTCATTGCGATGCTTGTTCCAGAAGTCGGGAATTTTTACCTCAAGCTCATACGCTTCGAACTTGTCACGCATGATGTCGAGGAGATACAGATATCCATCCTCACCGAGTCCCCACAGTTCGGCAACCTGATAGTCATTGTGCTCTTTGGCTTTCTGCGCCGTATCGATGAACACCGCTCTGTATTTCAGCTTTGGCACAACGGTGTAACGTCCGAACCATGACCCCTTCAGAATGCCGCCCCCGAGCGGTGAGGGACGTTGCTGCATCTGACCGGAGAACATGTACGAGTTTTTCTTCTGCATCGCTTTGAGGGCTTCCAGAGAGTGTTTCTGGGGCCACAATGCACGCTCCGTCGGTAAACCCTCGTCCACAATGGCAGGAAGCACCAGATGACGGAAATTATACTCCTCGTCCTTCAGCAGTGTGCCGCAGAAGTCTTCCTCGTGAAGTCGCTGCATGATGACAATGCAAGGCGTCTTTGTGGAGTTAAAACGTGATTTAATAGTTTCATCCCAACGACGGTTAACACCGTTGCGTTTTGGATCAGAATACGCGTCATCCGGTTTTAACGGGTCATCGATGATGATTGCACCACCAAACCCATTACCGTTCTCGAAGTCGTCCAGTTTGCCAGCACCAAAACCAGTGATAGGGCCACCCGCAGCCGTCGCATAGAATACACCACCCTGGTCAGTGCCCCACGCCTTCTTCGAATCCTTATTCGCCTTGATGGTCACATGAGGCCACAGTTTTTGAAACTCTTCGGACTTCAAAACTGATTTGATGGATTCAGAGTTATCCAGTGCGAGAATATCAGCGTAGGACAGGTGAATAAATTCACACTTTGGATTTTTAACGTAACACCATGCGGAAAATAATTTAACAGCCAGTTCAGTTTTTGAATAACGCGGCGGCATGTTAATTATTAAATGAGTGGTGCGACCGTAAAATACATCCATCAACGCATCACAAATTACATGATGGTGGTCACTGAATACAAACTTAGTCCCTTTTAAAACTTTGAAGAAGAAACGGGCGAATAAAGTAAAATCTTCCTCAAGTGCGAGGCGTAGTAATTTTAATTCTTTTGGGGAATTAAAATTCATCGTTGAACGCCTTTTTAAATACTTTCACATCTTCGGCGGTAATATTGATATTTGTATTCACATTATCCAGACCGCCGGACAACTGAATCAATTGCTTATCCAGTCCCATCAGTTTCGCTTTACCAAGCACTGCCGCCACAGCTGCGGATGATTGCGGCGTCTCGGCGGACAACGCAACGTTTTTAATTTCTTCCAGTTCTGCAACGAGTGAATCAACTGTCACGTTGTGGCGCTTTGAATGAACTTGACGAAGTGAGGCAATTCTCCCCGCAACTGCCCCGTTATCCAGCATTTCAGATGCTCGTTTAGCGATGGTGTTTACGGCCATGCGGGAAGTGTTATACGAGCGGCGATATGACTCGGATGCGTTACCCGTTTCCACAAATGCCTGAGCAAACTTCTCTTGCTGCTCTGTCACACCATGTTCGTTAAGTTTAGCCCTTGCCATGTTGGCCCCCACGCTATTGTCTCTAATGCCACGATTTTATCATGACTGTACCGTCATTGCCACATACCCCGTTAAAACTCGTTCGGGGTACTTCAACGGGGTATCAAAAACTCTTTAACTTTCAGTACTATACTACTTATTACCCTTATACCCTTATA